AGAAAGAAGAAAGGATTCATCATGAACCATGTTCTAATCGACCTTTGGTCAAAGCTCTATAATCATCCGCTGGCCTCCACAGATATCATCAATAAAGTTGATGACGACATTAAAGTGTCAGTTGCGTATGGTGCCGACAGGTTCACCTATACTCGTAACAAGCTGACTTCGACCTTGGCTCTTCTCGATATGGTCGGAGGTAATCACTAATGTTTTATTGGTACAGACTTTCTGATCCGCATGACGGCCTTACCCCTTTCGGTCCGCATGATGTTCTTACTGTATATGCGATGGATAAAACTATCGGGGCTATTCAAAAAAAGATCCTCAAACATAAAGAGGTTTGGCCTGATAAATATCGTGAGGACGACGTTTATGTTGTGAAGAAAAAGAAGGGTAGAGACTTCTTCCTTCACGGTCGTTACGAAATGGTTGATGGAAAACTACGGAGGTTGTAATGGATAAGAAAATTGGTCCAGGATCTGAACAGATCTCTCTTGTTTGGCATGTCGACGATGTCTTAGAGGTTGCTCCCAAACTTACTCGCGAAGAAGCGATGGAGGTTTTGGAGACCGTGCGGGATAATCACGATGCAAATATTGGTGTCAACTGGGATATTTTAGCAGCAAATGCTGAGTATCTGTTTCCTGAAAGGGTTGCGTAAAATGGAACGTAAAGCATTATATACAAGTGTGGCAAGAGACCTTGCCGATATGTCATTTCTTGAAATCGATTTGTTAGTCGATGCGTTGTTTGAGATCAGCGATACGCTCCCCTACACTTTCAACAGGGCTATTCATTGTAACCTCAAAAAGCGTGAGGATTCGTTGCGTAATGAACTCTTAGGTGCAAACAGTGTCTAGAGTTCCTACACGGGAAGAAATTATTCAAGCCCTAAAAATTGTTGAAGTCGAGCCAAAGTTCGATCGTCTAGGCCGCCCACTCAAAAAGACAGATGGCAGTTTCGGCGCTTTGAACCGAGGTATTGTTGCTCCGCCTATCAGAGTAGATACGGGGCGACCACGAAAGTATGGCCATGTTGGTGCATACGAAAGGAGGAAAGAAAAATGAATTGTTCTATTTGCCAAAAGCCTATCGAGGTGCAAACTAAGACAGGCTGGGAAGGTGGGCATAACGCCGAGCCTGTGAACGATGGACGTTGTTGCGAAACATGTAACGATCTAATCGTCATCCCTGCTCGTATTCAACAGATGCTGAACGCTGGGTTTGGCACCGCTTGTTTAGAGGAGACTAAAGATGCAAAGTAGAAATCTTGTTCGTCTTCATATCGACCGTGCTACACCGCGCCGTAATGACCCACCTTTCATCACGTCAAAGCGTATTGCACTTCTCGGGTTCTTTATGTTTGGTATCCTTGGAATTTTATCCCTATGAAATATGAATCTTTAAAAGGCGCTTCCATCGCTCTCGTAGCGATGGGGCGTAGTCATGTAAACTACACTACTGGTCTTGCTAACGGCGCATATTTCGATGAAACATGGGTCATAAATGCTATGGCGTTATCCCTAAAACATAACCGCCTGTTCATGTTGGATCCGCCGTCCCGCTTTTTAGATAGTAAAGACGCTGGTGCAATGACCGATAATATGGTTGATTATTTAATCAATGCTTCCGGTCATTCTCGCATATATTCTTGTGAGCTGGACGAACGATGTCCAGTCGTAGAACTTTATCCTTTGCAAGAAGTCCTACACGTCGTCAAACACCCATACTTCAATAGTACGGTTTCATACGCAGTAGCATATGCGATTTATCAAGAGGTTGGGCAACTTACGGTCTACGGGGCAGACTATACATACGCAAGCATTCCTCATTATGCTGAGGCAGGTCGCGCTTGTCTTGAGTATTGGTTGGCTGTTGCTCGTATGTCTGGTATTGCTGTTTCCGTAGCCCCTGAATCTTCGCTCTTGGACACTTCAACTCACCCCACTGAAAAGCTCTATGGGTATCATAGACTGTCTGACCCGATGGCAGTTGTTGAAGGAAATGACGGCACTTTGCGTGTTGGTCCAGCATCTGAACTCAAAAACGACATAACAATGTGGGAACACAAGAAAATGTTAGTTGCCCCGCCGGAACCGAAAAACGCATAAGGCGTTCAGTATTTTGTTATAGTAATCATCGTTTTGACCGTCTATACTATATTATATGTTAAAGCTATGAAAAAGGAGAAAGATCATGGCACACAATATAGAAACTATGGCTTGGACTGGTACTGTTCCGTGGCACGGGTTGGGCGTTGAGGTTGCATCAGACCTGACACCTGTTGAGATGATGCAAGCCGCGTCACTCGATTGGACAGTTTCCAAACGCGCCGCATATACTCTTAATGAAGCCGAGTGGCATGAAGACGTTGGCGTTATGCTCGCCGACGGTCACCACTTCCTTACTCGCGATAGCGATAACCTTGTTCTTTCGCACTGCGGCGATGATTACATTCCTATCCAAAACGAGCAGATCTTCGACTTCTTCAAGAAGTTTACCGACGCTGGTCACATGACCATGGAGACCGCTGGTTCCTTACGCAACGGTTCAGAGATCTGGGGCTTGGCTCGTATCTCGGCAGACTTCCAGCTTGCTGGCGGCGACGAGGTCAAGGGCTACTTGCTTATCAACCAGCCGCACGTCGCTGGTAAGGCTATGGTTATCAAGTTCACGCCGATCCGCGTTGTGTGTAACAATACGTTGACCGTTGCTCTTAACGATGGCGGTGCTGCGTTTCGTATGCCACATATTCGCGAGTTCGATATGGATGTTCGCCAAGCCGCCGAAGAAGCTCTTGGTCTTTCGAAGCGTCGCCAAGACGAGTTCAAAGAGCAAGCCGAGTTTCTTTCGTCCAAGCAGTTTACTGGCGAAGCTGTTCGTAACTTCGTTGCCGAGCTTTATCAGCCTCAGCTGTTTATCGAACAAGCCAAGGCCAGTGCCGACGAAGAGTTTGTTATGCAGGAGAAGTTCAATCGTACTTCAGAGATGGTCATGGGTGCTATCGACCTTTCTCCCGGCGCTACTCTTAAATCAGCCAAGGGTACTTGGTGGGGCGCACTGAACGGTGTGACTTACATCGAAGACCACCACCGTCGTAGTCAGTCCGAAGGTAACAGCCTCCACTCAGCGTGGTTCGGTGCTGGCGCTAACCGCAAAGCCAAGGCTCTTGCAAAAGCTATCGAGTACGCCGAAGCTGCATAGTTTGATCGCCCCTGTGTCCTCTCCCTTCACAGGGGCGATCCTTTTCTTTCTTGGAGGTTGATATGCTCTATACACTGTACGCCGAAAATATCGAAACGCATAAACGTCGCTTTATGGGCGGCATGTTCCTTTCACTTAATGATTGCAGCACCTATGTCAATTCGCTCGCCGAGATTGGTACTTGGCCCTTGGACTGTTTACCAGTTGCTATTCACGCTATGGAAATGACCTGCTTTTGTTATTTCTACGACCACGATGATTGGGACTATATTGGCGATATGATCTTCCAGCCCGAAGGTAAAAGCAATGTTATCACTTTCACTCCTGAGGAGGTCAAATAGACCCAGTGTTTTGAGATAGTATTCTTTTACTTTGTATACTATATTATAATGGTAGGCGGGTAGCGTCCCGTCATCGACCAGCAAGAAAGGACTAGGTCATGTTTGCATTATATACTCAGTCATCTTTAGACAACTTCACAGACTTCGATTTCCACAGCGGTATTCACCTTTGTAAGGAAGCCATCGATCCAGTGATCGCCGAACACCAAGAGTTTTGTGACGGTGAAGTTTGGTATCGGTATTACGCTCTTGATTTGCGCACCTTCGAACTTTGGCGTTATGGCGCGGATGAGTGGTTCAAGGTTGGGCTTCCTGCTTCTATGCAGATCGAGGAGGCAGCATAATGAAAGCGTTATATGCATTCCGCGATGATGCGGACTTTATGCTCACCTTTATGGGTATTCTCCCTGCTAATTACTCTAGCGTTGGTGAGTGGGTAGAAAAACTCGATGACGAAGAACAGTGGCCTGAAAGTCATTATGCTCTGTCTATCGACCTTGAAACATTCGAAATAGCCATTCTTGATGAGGACGATATCCCCCAACAAGTCGGCGGCTGGGTGAGCCTTGCCGATATTCTTGAAGAAGCTCTCAACAAGTTTTATTCGTCCATTTCGTCAAGAGTAACAAACGACCTTACGAAAACTAACTAATTATGTTGGGGGCTTTTTGCCCCCAATGCTTTTCCCACAGGTTTGAGTGACTCGTTCACGTAAACCTACATCATAATCTCATAATGTCATAATGCTTGCTGTAAGGCTCTTGTACCATGGACCTTGGACTATGAGATTTACTATGGTATAAATCATAGGGTTACAAATGTCATAGAAACGATAAGCCGTCGCGAGAGAGTTTCGCTTGCTCTGGGTAAGATTCACTGGTATATATACTTTGGTAAGTATTTTGGAGGACACTAGTGAAGACTGACGTAACCACATTGGATTCCCTTGAATATACGCCTGTAGAGCCGTCAGAGTGTGGCAACTACTGGGTAACGCCTGATGGTAAGAAACACCGTCCCCTGCAACCAAAGCACAAAAAGTTCTGTCAACTGTATGTGCAGGGGATGTCGGGCGCTGAAGCTGCTCGCCGTGCAGGTTTCACAAAACATAAATTTGGCGCGAAAGCTCAAGGATCTGCTCTACTTCGCAGAAATCCGCTCATCGCTAATCATATCATCGACTTGATGAAAAAGGAGCATGAACGGGCGGCTGTGTCGATGGAGTCGCATCTTACTGAACTTTCCCTCTTACGGGATGAAGCCCGTGATTCGGGTCAAATATCCTCGGCTATTAGCGCGGAGGTCTCAAGAGGTCGGGCGGCTGGCCTGTATATTGAGAAGAAGGAGGTCACTGTTTCAAAGGTTGAAACAATGTCAGACGACGAACTAAAGTCAAGGTTACAGCAGTTACTTGACGGAAGCAACATGAAGGTGTTGAACGATGTACCATACAGAGAAGAATTTGTACCAAGCCCTGAAGAACAATCTGACCAAGGTCCATTGGCAAAGGATCGAGACGGGAGCGCTCCAGCAGGGGGTGCCTGACGTCAACGCGTGTTATGGGGGCCATGAGTTTTGGCTTGAGCTCAAATGCACCACGAATAATGCTGTTTCACTGTCTCCGTTTCAAGTTTCTTGGCACATGCGTCGCGCGGCGGCAGGAGGCAGGTCCTGGATACTGGTGGCTGATTCATCACAAAAAGCATTGACGCTCCATCGCGGTGGTGATGCACTGAGACTAATGGAGGATGGTGTTTCATCAACAAAAGCATTCTCGTACAGTGCGCCGATTGATTGGCCTCAGTTTTTGGCTGACGTTTGCTTGACTGACTCACTTGAAACTAAGCTGAGAATCTGATTGATTGACTCATTGATTGACTGGCCCTGGTCTCTGGGGCTTTGACTAATGTTCAGTATTTTGCAGTATTTTGTACTTTACTTCTCTGCTTTACTATACTATATTAAGAGCATGGTTAGAGCGGGGTGCTCGACCAATTAGAAAGTAGAATGGAGGCCATCATGGCACAAGCAAACAAAAAAGTATCATCTTCAACAGCTCCTGCGAAAGCTGCCAAGCCAGCTCCAAAGCTGCAAGCTGTTTCACCAGTCGGCAACTCTGGCATTCCACGTCCAGCTGTCAACGGGTTCAATGGCCGCAAGGTCACTCTCTTGACTAAGGATGTCCCTGCTAATCGCAAGCTGCCTCCTCAGGCGATGGTCATCTTGAATACGCTCGATGCGCTCGGCGGTACTGCCACTCAGGGTGAAGTTGTTGACGCGCTGCTCGACAACGGTCTCAAGACCCAGCAAACACCAAAGCGTATTTATGACTTCTATCGCAAGCTGTTGGTTGAAGACCAGTTCATCAAGCTTGACTAATCTCCCATGGGCGGTCGGTTCGCTGACCGCCCTTCTTCATCCCGTCAGCTTTGAGTGATTGACTGATGTGTGACTTCATCATACCACTCTTCATCATCATTTTGACTTTGCACGCGCATATTGAATCAATAACCATTGATTCAATAAACCTCTTTTGATTGACTGTCTCACTGACTGATTGACTCGCCCGGAGCTTTGACTATTTTGTTGTATACTTCGCGAGCGTTCCATACTATAATATGTGTACGTTAACCGCGTTAAGGAGGACGCTATGTCATATGTAACACTCGACGAAAACGGTGATCTGATTGTCAAATCTGGCAATGCTTTTTCAGAGGACGCTGCGGCTATGATCAGCAGTGTCCGTGCGCATGCTGAGGAATTCTATTCTTATGGCGCATGGGATGTTCTAGTTCATTGTTGGAACGATGAAATGATCTATGCTCAGATCAAAGACTGTCTTTGCGATACCGACGCTATTAAACGCATGCGTCAGGTGCTTGCGCCTTATGCTGATTGGCGCTCTAACTTTTGTGGCGAGGACCGCCTTGAGGAGACTGTCTAATGGGAACGCTGACTGCTCTCTTCATCTTCTGGTCTATCCTGGTTATTGGATATTGGTGCTTTATTGCCAGCGTCTTAGACGAAATGGACAAACATTGATTGGAAGGGCTTCGGCCCTTCCTCTCCCCTCTTCATCATCATAATTACTTCGCACGTGCGCGTGGCTCTCACTCGCTCGCTTTTTCGTACACGTGCTTTGACTGA